AAGGAAATTTACCTCAGATTGCTTGGACAAGGAGACAATTAAGTGAATCAAGGAGAGCAATGGGACATTCAAAAACAAGACAACTATTACATAGAAAACCCGGTGATGTGTCTATTAGTGACCCTTCATTAATCCGAGATTCTTTAGTACGACTGAAACAATATATGGATGTTGAAGATAGGAAAATAATTGATGGTGTTGTTAAAGTTTTGATAGGAGGCAAGACAACAAGGCCAGTAAGCAGAAAATTTAGTCTTCAAGAAGAGGCATTGAATAATGTTTTAATTGCGTTAGAAACTGAT